CGTTAAAGTTTTGGTTGTTTCTGTTCCTGTAGAATTGTTACGAATTATTACAACTAAGTCTGAATCCTGTAATATTTTAAAAGCATAGGCAAAGGTTGTAGTTGAGCCATTACCATTGTGAGATGATTTTATTATCGTTGTAGATACTGTCATAGTTTTCCTATATATTATATGTTGTTTTATTCAACATCATTATCCTCTGTTACAGGAAATAATTGTTTATCTAAAGAATCATCTCCTTTTGCAGCTCTTGTTTCAAACTTTCTTTTTCTTGCATTTTCAATCTTTTTAGCAGTTTCTGGGTATTCTTTCAACATCTGTATATAAGCTGCCTTTTTGTAAGCACTAAAAATTCTATCTATCATAAATTCTTTTCCACCTTCAAAAACTATATCACCTTCAGAGGCTGTTCTATAAGTGTAACTTTTAAATAAATTAGCTAATTGTTCTTTTAAATTTTTACCATCTATTTCTACTTTACCAGTATTTTCTAATAAATATTGATAAGCAGATTTTCCATTAGGAGTATTTGTTTCCTCAGTTAAATCTACAATTTTAAATTTTATTTTTTGAGGATTTTCTAATGGTATTCTAAGTCTAGCTATTTCAAATGTAACAGGGTCAGTTTTTACATCTGATTTTCTACCAACTAAACTTGGTCCTTGAAACCAAAAAGAATAAGATGCTATTCCATCAGGATTCAAATATAAAGAACTAGGAGTTTTTTCAATAGGATCACCTGTTAGTATATCAACTCTAGGGTCTAAAGATTCTGTGTATGGAGTATTCTTTAAAACTTCATCAACAAAACTTCTTGTTTCGTATGCTTGTTCATCTGGTGCAAGAATACCCGGTATACCTTGCCTTCTAAGAGAAGCAAAAGGAATATAATTACCAGCAACATTTCCAAAAAATCTTGAAACTTTATTTTCTGTTGGATCAGATATAACTTCTAGTGCATCTGATATACCTCTAAGATATGTTTTGTTAGTTAAATTTTTCATAACAGTTAAAACAGCAGAAGTAAAAACATCTTCCTTTTGTTGATCATTTAAGTTTCCAACATTTTCTATAATATCAGCAACAATACCTAATGGAAAAAAACGAGGGTCCATTCTATTATATTGTTTATAAGTAACAGTTCCATCTTCGTTTTTTTGAGCTATTGAATAAGGTTGCCAACCTAGTTGAAGCCATTGTTTTTTGATTCTAAAATCACTTGGTCCATTGCCGGTAATTTTTGGATATGAGTTACCATTTTCATCTTCAACTCTTTCTGTTGCAAGAGAAAATCCATACATAACAGCAGCCATACCTAAAAATTGTCTACCTAATACTTCTGCTCTTGCTCTTCTATCTCCTGAATTCCATAAGTCTCGATTTTGTTTTGTAAATAAACCAAGACCGGGAACTCTATTTCCAAAATGTCTCCAAAGATTAGTTGGTGTTCTAATAAAAGGAGCTAAAAATCTAAACTCTGGTGCAGTATTTAAAAATGTTTGTATTTTAGAGCCAAGATCAAGATATGTTCCATTTTTTAAAGTATTTGTATAAGTAGAAACTCTTGCATATTGTAATGCGTCTTGATTTATAGGATTATCTTTTATATTAGCATGACCATTTTTATCAAAACCTTCATCAAATATTTTTTTTATATTATCTTTTCCTTCTTTAGAATAAATTGACAAACCTCTTTCCATAGTGTTATCTAAAGCATTAGTATAAAGTCTACCTCTATAATTCATTTGTTTTAAAAGTTCATCTCCTGTCATTAATAATCTTGAAGGTAATTCTAATACAATACCAATATAATCAGCTATTGTTCCTGCTGCTCCTTCAAATCCTAAATTTGATCCACTAATCGGTCTTACAGCTTTACCACCCACGACTTGTAAGTTATCTTGAGTTCTTTGCAAAGGATCAAGAATTGCATCACCTTGTCTAAGAGCAAGACCTACAGCTTTCATGGTATCACCAAAACTTAACATCATTCCTCTATATTGTGCAAAACCCAATCTTATTGATCTTAAATCTGCTCTTGCTAAACCACCACCAACTATCTCTAATGGTCTAATAAATGCTTCATACATACCAGATTTTATGTTTAGTGCTTGAGTAAATACACCTGATAAAAGTGAATTAATATAAAGTGAATTAAAAACTTCTACAGTTCTCTGATACCTTGTTTTGGCAACAGCGTTAATTACTTCTTCTGGTTTTTTATTTTTAATATTTTTAGCAATAGCTGCTGCGTTACCTTCAAACTTCTTTATTATGTTTGACATCTCGTCAACATCTAAAACTCTTCCTTCTGATCGTGCAACTTTAATTCTTCCAGCTTGTGTCATTCTAGCTGCACCTCTGATTTGATCCTTTAATGCAACCACACTATCCCTTAAAACACCTCCTAATTGTCCAACTTCTAATTGTGCTTCTTTTGTCCAATTTTTTACATTATCACCAAACTCATCTAAATATTTTTCTGATACTTCTTTGAGTGTTAATGCAAGTTCTTGAATTACTTGTTTACTTGCCAACATTCTTACTGTTCCTTGCTTTGCAAACTCTTTGTCTTTAGTCATTGCTTTTAGAACTTCAGATTTATCTCTTGATAAAAGTTTTGCTAATTCTTCTGCTGTTTCATTTCTTAATACATCGTTTTGTAAATATTCAACTGTAACATCATCAAAAGATTCAGAAACATCGTCAATAGTTTTTAAAACTTGATTTGCATTTTTAAATGATCTTGTATTTAATATTTTTTTTATAAAAGATTCTGTTTCTTTTTTAGCTTCTTTTTGTCCAACTCTTAATGCTTTTACTGCTTCTTTTGCTTTGATAGCTTCATTGCCATCAAAAATAAATTCTTTTACCTTTTTAGTTTTTTTACCTTTTTTAATACTTTGTATTGCTTCACCAGCATCTTTATAAATTTTTTCTTTTTCAGCCATGTCTTTAGTTTTCTTTGCTTTTTTAAATGCTTTTATTCCAAATAATACTTCTAATGGTCCACCAATAATCATACCCTCTAAAACATTTTTTACTCTTCCTTCCATTTCAGTATCATCCTCATCTGTAGCTAAATATTGAGTTACAGCATTATTTAAAACTGGTGAATCAAATTCAACTAGCATGTCTGATAATCTTCCTTCATTGGGATCAAATACAGTTAAATCACTTGCAGCTCCTGCTGTCATACCTCTCAAACCAGTTTTTACTATACCTCCACTTAATCCTACTCCTTTTAAAATTTTTGATGGTCCAACAAATCCTGTTACAAATCTTGTTGCACCTTCGGTAAGTTGTTCAGCAGTTCCTGTTGGTTTATGAAATATAGGTAAATTTCTTTTTTGAGAATAAGCTCCTTCTTTCCATTTTTTAGGTGTTACATAAGATGGTACTAAATCTTTAAATGTAAATTTTCCATCTCCATCACCAAACTCTAAACCACCTAAAGATATAATATTTTCATCTAAAAAATCTCCTTGCTCCTCGACAGCATTTACAACACCTTGAGCAGCAGATAGTGTAAGAGCTTTTGCTTTATTCCAATAATTAAAATCTTCTTGATCTGGGTCTTTAACTAAACCATTATTTTTTGGTTCAATTTTTTTTATTGCCTCTTCGTATCTTGCCTCAAATTCTTTTGCTTCATCAGATAAAAGTTCATCAGCCATCTATCCCTCTTCTCTTTGTTTAAGAATTTTTATGTATTCATTGTAAAATTTTATAACTTGAGGATTGCCTTTTTCATCAACATATCCATTTAATCTTGCTAAAGTAATAAGAATATTTTTGTCTTTTGCTGCTTGTTCTGGATTTTCTACAAAAGAATTTTTTGCATCTATAATTGCACTTGTTTCTCTTGTAACATTAAATTTATTTTCTTGAAGATTGAATGATGTAAGTTGCTCTATTTGAACTTCATTATATTTATCTTGAATATCAATACTTTTAATTAATTTATTGTGTGCTATTTTTTCTGTAAGTATTCTTTGTTTCAAATTTGCAAATTTTGTTTTTCTATCACCTGATAAAACTTCTGAACCATTATATCTTTTAAAAGTTTCTAACTGATCTAATAAATCTTCAGCTAATTCATAATCAGCTTCAGGATCACCTTTAACAGTTAAATCATTTATTTTTTGAGCATAAGAATTATAAATACCATTAGCAAAATCTTCATCATTCAAAAAATTAGTTCCATTTTGTGATGAATCTAATTTTGCTATTTCTTCTGCTGCATTATCAAAACCAAGACCAATAGTAAAATCTGCGTCAGATAAAAGTAATGTAGCATCTATTTTTTTTCTTCTATTATTTTTATCAAATTCTCCCAAATCATGTGTATTATTAAAAGCATCTGAAAGTCTAAATAACTCA